GACGTCCTTCTCACCGTGTCCGGGTCCAACACCCCCGGCTCGGCCATCTCGGGCCAGGCCATCACGGCCGACGCCTACAGCACCGACACCATCGACCTCGGCACCGCTCGCGACATCGGCGAGGGCCACCAGCTCTACATGGTGTTCACCGTCGTGACCACGTTCAACACGCTCACCAGCCTCGACCTCGAGGTGGTTTCGTCGGCGAACGCGAACCTCTCGTCCCACACCGTCCTCGCGGAGACGAACGTCCTGCTCGCCGGCCTGACCGCCGGGAAGCAGTACGTGGTCGCCATCCCGCCGCAGATCGCAAGCCTCGGCCTGCGCTACCTCGGCGCCCGCTACGACGTCAACGGCACCAACCCCACGACCGGCAGCATCCTGGCTCAGATCGTCATGGACATCCAGGACGGCAAGAAGTTCTACGCCAGCGGCTTCACGGTCGCCTGATAGGAGCATCACATGGCAATGGTCAAGGCATTGGTCGACTGCTTCGTGGACAACGGGCTTCGGAAGGCGGGCGAGGAGTTCCGCTACTCCGGCCCGGAGATCCCCGAAGTCCTCGAGTTCATGGACGGCGCACCCGTCCTCGACGCCGCCGAACCGGAGCGCAAGCTGCGCCCCGGACGGAAGCCCAAGGCCGAAGCCACGCCGAACTGATGCGTGCCTGAGTTCGCGAACAAGGGAGGGGGGCCGTCCACGCCGGCCCCCCTCCTGTCACGAAGGGAGCGAGAATGCCATCGGTCGTTGATATCGCAAACCTCGCACTCGCATACCTCGGGGATGATGCAACGGTCGCAAGCATCGACCCGCCGGAGGGCTCGGCGCAGGCCGAGCAGTGCCAGCGTTTCTACCCCATCGCACGCGACACGCTGCTCCAGATGCACACCTGGAGCTTCGCCTCGCGGCGCGTCTCGCTCGCGCAGGTCACGATGCCGTACACGATGTGGAAGTACGCATATGCCTGCCCCGGGGACATGATGACCGCCGTGTCGGTGCTCCCGCCCGAGGCCGAGGACGATTACGCGGTGCGCGCCTACCCGGCAGACCGATACGGCTGGGGCTGGATCAACACACCGTTCGTCGCAGGCGGCACCTACGTGCCGCAGCCGTACCAGATCGAGACGGACACGGCCGGGAACAAGGTGATCTACACCAACCAGGAGAACGCGCTCCTGCGATACCAGGCGCTCGTCACCGACCCGACCAAGTTTGACCCGCTGTTCTCGAATGCGCTCGCATGGCACCTCGCGTCGATGCTTGCCGGTCCGGTCATCAAGGGCTCGGAGGGCGCCGCCGAGGGCCGCCGCTGCATGCAGATGGCGCTCGTCTACGTGCAGCAGGCCAAGGCGTCCGACGCCAGCCAGCGCGACATCAGGCCCGACCAAATCACGCCCTGGATCTCTGGCCGCTGACCGATGGCACAGACCCGCGTCTATCACCGCTCGTTCGGAGGTGGGGAGCTGTCGCCCGAGATGTTCGGGCGCATCGATGACGTCCGCTTCCAGACGGGCGCGGCCACGATGCGCAACTTCATCGCCCTGCCGCAGGGCGCCGCCGAGAACCGACCCGGCACGCAGTTCGTGCGCGAGGTGAAGGACTCGAGCAAGAAGACGCGCCTGCTGCCCTTCACGTTCAGCACCACGCAGACAATGGTGCTCGAGCTCGGCGCTGGCTACTTCCGCTTCCACACGCAGGGCGCCACGCTCGGACCCGGCACGCCTGCCGCCTACAACGGCGCCACGGCCTACTCGATCGGCGCGCTCGTCTCCTCGGGCGGCGTGAACTACTATTGCATCGCGGCGACCACGGGCAACGCACCGCCGAACGCCACGTACTGGTACGCGCTCCCGGCGGGGATCTACGAGATCCCGAATCCCTACGCCGAGGCCGACCTGTTCGACATCCACTACGTGCAGTCGGCGGACGTGCTGACGCTCGTCCACCCCAACTACGCGCCCCGCGAGCTGCGCCGGCTGGGGGCGACCACGTGGGTGCTGTCCACGATCTCCTTCGTCCCGAACGTGAGCACCCCGACCTCGGTCGCGGTGACGGCCAACCGCGGGCAGGCGCTCAACATCACGGCCTTCACGCAGGCGAACCCGGGCGTCATCACGACCATCGGCAACCACGGCCTCGCGGTCGATGACCCGGTCTACGTCGATGGCGGCACGATGACCCAGGTGCGCGGGTTCTACACCGTGAACTCGACGCCCGGCACGACCACGCTGTCGCTGCGCGCATACGACAGCGGCGTCCCGGTGAACACGACCTCGTTCACGGCGTGGTCTGGCGGCGGCTACGTGCAGTTCGGCGCGAAGACCATCGACTCGGACTCGTACTACGTGGTGACGGCAGTGGACGCGAACGGGATCGACGAAAGCGCACCGAGCGTGGCGGTGAGCGTCACGAACAACCTGAATGCCCCGGGCTCGAGCAACACGGTCACGTGGGCGGCGTCTGCGGGCGCGGCGCTCTACAACGTCTACAAGCGCCAGAGCGGCCTGTACGGCTACATCGGGCAGACGCAGTCGCTGTCGTTCACGGACAACAACATCGCCCCGAACCTCGGGATCACGCCGCCCATCGCGGACACGACGTTCGTCCCGGGCGCGATCCTGTCGGTCCCGGTCACGAACGGCGGCTCGGGCTACGGCTCGACGGTGGTGAGCGGCGGCTCGTTTCAGACGGTGGCGGTCATCGCCGGCGGCACGAACTACGACGCCAGCCCGAGCCTGACCGCGGCCGACCCGACCGGGAGCGGCGCCACGTTCACGGTGACGCAGACGGGCGGTGCCATCAGCGCGGTGGCCGTCACGGCAGGCGGCAGCCTGTACAGCGACCCCACGCTGACCGCAGGCGGCAACTCGGGCGGATTCACGCCAACGGCAGGCAGCGGCGCGCAGCTCCTGCCCACGCTCACGCCGCTCGTCTATGGCAGCGTCACCATCGGCGTCACCGACACCACGGGGACCGGGGCCGTGCTCGAGCCCATCGTCCAGGGCGGCGTCATTACCGCCATCCGGGTCGTGAACGGCGGGCGCAACTACACCAGCCCGACCATCACCGTCACCTCGGCGGCTGGCGGCTCGAGCGCCACGTTCGGTGCGGCGGTCCTGTCGGCGGTCCAGTTCCCCGGCGCGGTCAGCTACTTCGAGCAGCGCCGCGTCTTCGCAGGCACCACGCTCGCGCCCCAGACGCTCTGGATGACCCGCACGGGCACCGAGAGCGACATGTCCTACCACATCCCGGTGCAGGACACCGACCGCATTTCCTTCACCGTGGCCGCCCGCGAGGCGAACACCATCCGCCACCTGGTGCCGCTCACGCAGCTCCTCGCGCTGACGAGCGCCGCAGAGTGGCGAATCTCCCCGGTCAACAGCGACGTCATCACCCCGACCACGATCTCCGTGCGCCCGCAGGCATACGTCGGCGCCAACAACGTCCAGCCGTCCATCGTCAACAACACGGTGGTCTACTGCTCGGCCCGCGACGGCCACGTGCGCGAGCTCGGCTACTCGTGGCAGGCCAGCGGATTCGTGACGGGCGACCTGAGCCTGCGCGCCACGCACCTGTTCGACAACTTCGACATCTCGGACATGTGCTACAGCAAGGCTCCGCAGCCGCTCCTGTGGTTCATCTCGAGCACGGGCAGGCTGCTGGGCCTCACCTACATCCCCGAGCAGCAGATCGGCGCATGGCACCGCCACGACACGGACGGGTCGTTTGAGTCATGCACGGTGGTCGCGGAAGGCGTCGAGGACCGCCTGTACGTCATCGTGAAGCGCACCATCGGCGGCACGACCAAGCGGTACGTCGAGCGCATGGCGAGCCGCCAGGTCGGGGACATCGAGGACTGCTTCTTCGTGGACAGCGGCCTGAGCTACGACGGCACGAACACGGGCTCGACCACGGTGACGGTCACGGGCGGCTCGACCTGGGGTCCGGCAGACGTCCTGACCGTGACGGCGAGCGCCGCGATCTTCCAGTTCCCGGCGACCACGGACATCAACGACGCCATCGTCATCACGGCCACGGACGGCACGCAGTACCGCCTGACGATCCTCGGCACGTCGAGCACCACGGTCGCGACCGCCAAGGTGGACAAGGTGATCGCGCCCGCCCTGCGCGGCGTGGCGACCACGTCCTGGTCGTTCGCACGCGACTCCATCTCGGGGCTGGGGCACCTCGAGGGCAAGACCGTGAGCATCCTCGCGGACGGGGCCGTGATGCCGCAGAAAGTCGTGACGGCAGGCACGGTCGCGCTCCAGCGCGCATCGACCGTGGTCCACGTCGGGCTGCCCTACGACAGCGACCTCGAGACGCTGCCGATGACGCTCCAGGTCGAGGCGTTCGGGCAGGGCCGCGCCAAGAACATCAACGAGGCATGGCTGCGCGTGGTGAGCTCGAGCGGCATCTTCATCGGCCCCAGCCTCGACAACCTCGTGGAGGCCAAGCAGCGCACCACGGAGCCCTACGGCAGCCCCCCGGCCCTGAAGACGGACGAGATCGGCGTGAAGCTGACGCCGTCCTGGCAGCAGGCCGGGCGCATCTTCGTGCGGCAGTCTGACCCGCTGCCCCTGACCATCGTCGGGCTGACGCTCGAGGTCGCCATCGGAGGATGACATGAACCTGACCCCGGCCCAGCAGTGGATGCTCAACATGCCGTACCAGACGCAAAGCGTCGGGACGATGCTGACGGGCACGAACCTGCCCTACTACGAACGCACGGGCGGGATGCCATCGGCGCCCGCCGCGGCGGCTGCGGCCGATGGCGGCACATTCATGCAAGGCTTTGCCCCGGCCTTCGCCGAGGGCATGACCGTCGCTGGGCCGATTGTCTCGATCTTCGGGGCCGCGTCGAGCGCCATCGGGTCGTACTACGCAGCCGAGAGCCAGAAGAACGCCCTCAAGATGCAGGCGCAGAACCAGCGGTTTGCTGGCGAGATGGCCCGCATCAACCGGCAGGGCGCCGAGTTCACCGCCGCGCAGGTCGGCCGCGAGGGCGCCATGCGGGCCGGGATCATGGGAATGCGCGCCGGGCAGGCCCGGGCCGGCGCACGGGCGTCCTTGGCCGCACGCGGGGCCGTCCTCGGCGCAGGCTCTGCACGCGAGATCATCGGCAGCATGGACCTGATGGCCGAGATCGACCGCCTGAGCATCAGCGCCGCCACCGTGCGCGAGCAGGAGGCCGCCCGCCTCGCCGCCACGAACCTCGGCGCTCAGGCCACGATGGCCGGAATCTCGGCCCGAAACCTCGAGGCGACCGCAGGAACGATCTACCCCGGCATGGCCCTCGGCACCAGCCTCCTCGGCAGCGCCACCGAGATCGGGTCCACGTGGGCCAGGAACCGCCGCATCGAGGAACTGCTCTCAGGCGTGGGAACGCAGAGGATCTGACCAATGCCCACCGTACCGACCACGTTCGTCCCGCAGGTCGCGCCGCAGGCGCCGGGCGACATCGGCCAGTTCCAGGCGCCTGGCGTGCAGGCCGCCGAGAACCTTGCCGGGCCGCAGCTCGCCCGCTTCGGGCAGGCGATGACCGGGGCAGGCAACGCCGCCTTCCGGCTGGGCTCCGCGATCCAGGACGGGATCGACGATGCCACGACCAAGCAGGCCGACGTGATGGGCACGACGGCCATGCAGCGCGTGGCCGACCGCTTCCTCGGCACGGTCGGGCAGCAGTCCGAGCGCGACTTTGAGGCGGCGATGGGCGAGCTGTCGCAGGCCGGGTCGGCGGCGATGGACACGCTGAAGAACGACACGCAGCGTGCGATGTACGCGCCCATCCTCGCCCGGAACATGGGGATGTTCCAGAGCCGGATGCAGCAGCACCGCAACGGCCAGGTGCGCGTCTGGAACACGAACGAGGCCATCGCACGCAGCGAGGTGAACGCCGACAACGCCATCTTCTCCTGGGCAAGCCGCAACGAGAAGGATGCCGCCGGGCGCCCGGTCGGGATGCTCCGGTATGCCGCCTACGCCGACACGGCCGTGGACGAGGCCCGCAAGGCCGGCGAACTCATGGGCTACGCGCCCGACTCGGCGCAGATGAAGCAGCTCGAGCAGAAGGTCCACGACCGGATGGCGAAGGGCATCGTGGATTCCATGCTCGTCAACGGCGAGTATGCCGCCGCCGACGAGTTCTTGTCCGACCCGGACACGCAGGAAATGCTCGACGCCAGGGCGGCGCAGGCGCTGCGCGAGAGCGTGATGACCAACCAGCAGCGCGCCGTCATCGGCGAGCTCACGGCAAGCATCAAGGAAACGGGCACGCTTTACGCCAAGAGCGATCCGAATACCTACGGGCAGGAGGCGACCGAGGGCGCCGAGCCGCCGGCCACGCTGCGCGATGCGCTCGAGCGCGCCGAGTCGATCAAGGACGATGACGTCCGCAAGGCGGTGCAGGCGCAGCTCAGGACGCAGTACGCGCAGGACGAGGCGCTCAGGACGCAGGAATACCGCGCCCTGATCGACGCCTACGAGAACCACATGGCGGTGCCAGGCAACTCCATGTTCAACCTGCCGCCGGCGCTCGAAAGCCAGATGGCCGCACTGAGCCCGAAGGACCGACAGTCGTTCTACGCGCAGCAGCGCGAGTCTGACGAGATCGGCGTGCAGGAGGAGCTGGCGCGCAACCCGGCAATGCTTACCCGCGAGTGGCTCGAACGCAACCGCACGAAGATGACGCCAGGCACCTACGTCAAGCTGCTCGGTGAACTCAACCAGCCCGAGAAGATCATTGAGGCGCAGGTCGACGCGGATGACATCAACCGCCAACTCACGGACATGGGCATGCCGCAGTACGTCAACGCACCTCGTGGATCGACCGACGCGCAGCGCCACCTGATCTTCCGAAACAACATCACGCAGATGATCGAGATTCGCCAGCGGGAGCGTGGCGGGAAGATCAGCCCAGACGAAAAGCGCGACATCATCCGCAAGGCCATCGTGGACGAGGCATACGTTTCCATCTCATGGGCGAGAGATCCAAGAATTCCAGTCGCCATGATGACGCAGGAGGAGCTCGGGAAGGCGTACTACGACATCGGTGACCAGGAAGTGCCATTCGCGCAGTACCGCATGGCCGAGCAGCAACTCATGCGCGCCGGCATCGCGTCCCCGACAGAGGCGCAGATCCTTGAATACTGGACCCGGAAGGGCAAGCCGAAGTGATCGAGCCGGACATCAACGAGCGCATGGCACGATTCTCGCCCTCGCAGGTCCAGGACGATGTCGACCCGATTGCGTCCGAGATCGCGTCACGTGCCGCCGTCCCGACGTCACAGCCGACGATGGCGATGCCAGACGTCGATCCCATCGCCCGCCAGATCGCGGAGAACGACCGCGAATCGCTCGACGCCGCCGTGCTCGGCGCCCGGGCCGTCAACCCGGACGAGGCCGCACGCGCCATTCAGGTGGGACGGAAGGTAGGCATCCCGGCCGAGGTGGCCCGTGCGGACATGCAGCGAGCCGAGCAGCAGGCGTACCTCACGGACCTGCGCTCAAAGGACTTCCTCCGCACCGACCCGGTCATGGCGAACTTCCTCGCCAACAAGGAGTTCGCGGAGGTCGCGCATGATGACGTCGGCGTGCTGGATGCCATCCGGCCCATCATGCAGGACTGGGCGATGGTGTACTGGACGGGTGCCACGCCGGGCATGCGCCGGGGCTTTGAGCGCGGCCAGCTCGGCGCCGAGCGCGGAGAGATCGGCGGCATGGCGATGGCTGGCCTGGCGCAGCCCAAGGACTTCGAGCGTGCGTCCAAGATCCGCGACCGCATGCGCGAGCTGGTGGACGTCGGGTTCCTGGGCGCGACCACCGAGGTCATCGCACAGAACCTTGCACAGATCCGAGGGATTGGCACGTTCACGGTCGGCGGCGCGGCGCTCGGCAGCGTGGTGCCCGTGGTCGGCACGGTTGCCGGCGGAGCGCTCGGCGCGACCGCAGGCGTGGTCGCCACGACCGGGCAGATGGAGGCCGGGAACCTGTACCTCGACCTGCGCGAGGAGGGCGTCGAGGATGACGTCGCCATCCCGGTGTCCGTGGCCGGCGGGTTCCTGAACGGCGTGATCGAGGTGGTCGGCATGAAGATCGCCGCCAAGCCGTTCCAGGCGCTTGCCAAGCGCTTCATGGCTGAGGCGGTCGCCAAGGCCGTCGCGCAGCCCACGACACGCGCCGCGCTCGCCGCGGCCGGGAAGGGATACATCCTTCAGGTCGGGACCGGGGCCAGCGAGGAGGCGCTCCAAGAGGTGGTCATCATCGCCGGCGAGGAGATCGCCAAGGCGGCGTCCGGGATCGACAGCGAGACGGGCCTGCGGCAGGCCACCGAGCGCGTGGTGGACGCCTTCGTGCAGGGCGCGATGGGGTCGGCCATCCTGGGCGGCATCGGCCCGGGCGCGAACCTGTACGTCGATTTGAGCCGTGCGGCCAACACCGAGCGGCAGCAGGTGTTCTTTGAGAAGCTCGCCACGGCCGGCAAGGACAGCAGGCTCGCCAAGCGCAGCCCGGAGGCATACGAGCGGTTCCTCGAGGCGCAGGCGAAGGACGGCCCCGCCGAGACGATCTACGTGGACGGGCGCACGGCACAGGAGCTGTTCGCGCAGAGCGGCCTGACGGCGGCGCAGCTCGAGGAGGTGCTGCCCGGAATCAAGGCGCAGGTGGACGAAGCGGTCGCCACGGGCGGGGACGTGACGATCCAGACGGCGCAGTTCGGCGCTCGGCTCGCCAACACGGAACTCGGGAACGCGCTGCTGCCGCACATGCGCTTGTCGCCGGACGCCATGAGCGCCACCGAGGCGCAGGCGTTCGAGGCTGAACGGCAGGCAGTTGTGGAGGAGGCACGCACGATCCTTGCAGCAAAGCAGGAAGCCGACGCTGCGTTCGTCGCCGAGGCGCAGCAGGTCGAGGACGAGGCGTTTGAGCAGGTCCGTGCGGTCGGCCAGTTCACCGACATCGAGGCGCGGACGATTGCCAAGCTGCGCCAGGCGATGGTGGTCGTGGATGCCGCCGAAGCCGGGATGACGCCGGCGCAGTATCAGCGCGAGCGCGGCGTGCCGTTGGTCGTCCAAGGTGAAAAAACAAACGTACAAGCAGCGCAATCTGCTGTTAAAAATGCAGAACTACAGGCACGCAGCAAGTTGTTTGGATGGTACGCACAGCGCGAACTAGCGAAGATTGCAGAATCAGAAGGAGTTGATCTATCAACTCTGACTCGAGATCAATACGCGCAGTACGCGATTGATAATGGGCTGGCTATTGATGACGATCACCTTCGCATGGCCGCTGTACTCCGCAACGCCAAGACGATTGAAGAATATGCGTCCATGCGAAAGTCAATGCGTGCCGCAGCGAATCCAATGCAACAGCAGGCAGATGCCGAGTTTGCTGCATTCGCACAGCGCATCAAGAGAGATGCAACCGCAAGTACGACGATTTCACCTGGGGTTCGTATTCGCAGCGGAACAGCAAATAGCGATACCTGGCTATATTTCAAGGTAAACTCTGGCGCAACTACGACAGGGGAAACGCACAAGGCATACGCTGGTTTTGCTGATCCGTACAAGTCGCTTACTCAAAATCGTGTTGAGCAGTTTCTGCAATTCTTGCAGAGTCGTGGATACAACGGAGACGTTAAGACTATTCAGGACATTGACCAAGGTAGCGCGATTTCAGATCAGATTGTGATGCACGGAGCTACCAAAGCGGATGCAGATTTGGCATTGCAGTTGTCGCAGGAGTTCTTTGGAAACGAACTGAACTTCCTTGAAACCGGAATGGACACGGACAGCGGTTCTTACAGCCAGAATCTTGCTGAAAAAATTAAATCCGATATTGCTGCTAGAAATCAATCACAGCAAGCGCAGCAGCCAACCACTGCATTTGATCAGGCGGCTATCTCCCGCATGGACGCCGACTACCTCGCGGCGGTCGAGCGCGGCGACATGGAAGCGGCGCAGCGCATGGTGGACGAGGCGGCGAGGGCTGCAAATCAACAGAGAGTTACAAGATTTACGGTTGGTAACCGTGGTTTGCTAAATAATCAAGTCCTCAATTACGACAAATTGTCAGATGACGAAATGGCTGAAGTTGAGGTTCTGCTTCCTCTTGGTTTGCAGCAACCACGGGACGTACCTGCCAATGCGACATTCTTCTTCACCGACGAAGGATTGATTCGGCAAAATCGATTGATTGAGTTGTTGAAGAAAGCGGCGAAAGGTCGTGTGATAGAAACGACTGCTTATGTTCCAAATGATCCTGTATGGACATCAAACGATGGACAAGTTGCTGTGGTTCCGGAGCAGATCAAGTCTGCCAACCCCGTCACCTACGACGAGCAGGGCAACATCGTCCCGCTGTCGCGCCGCTTTGACATCACTAGCCCGAAGCTGTTTGAGCAGGCCGCCACTCTCAACGCCGATTACTTTACAGCCATTGAGCGCGGAGATACGGAAACCGTTCAAAGCATGATTGACGAAGCGGCTGAAAGACAGATGCCGTCCAGTCAAGTGCGCGATGCGGCAGGAAAACTGCTTCGCATCTACCACGGATCACAGAGAATTGATCGAGTCGGAAACCGTCTGCTGAAGAAGCGGGCCACATCCGGGCCGATGCCGTTCTTTACCGACACTCGTGCGATTGCAGAGGGTTATGCCCAAGGCAAGGAAGACACGAGCATTGAGAACATCGGATACGAGCAATGGTTCAAGTACAAGCCACGCGGACAGCGAGGCACTGTCACTCTTGACCAAGCGTGGTTCTATCTCACGCCAGAAGAACGCGCTACTGCCACCGAACGTTTGTATACGGTTGGATACGAAAATCCCGACGAAGGAACCGGGGAAATCGTTGGCAATACCAAAACCATTGCGTCACGCGACCATGTGCAATTCTTGATTCGTCAGGCCAAGGGAAACGCGCTGACTGCTGCAAAGGAACTCTGGCTCAACAGCGGAAGCCTGTTCAACGACGAACAGAAGTTCATGGATGTCCTGAAGGGCATGGGACTAGGAGAACGATTCGTTTACGACTCTCCTCATGCGGTCAATTCCGGAATCATTGAGGCATACGCCAACATCACGAATCCGCTCGATACATCTGCAATTCCGACATCAGTAGTTGATGCGCTTCAGAAGCGCGCAAATCGCGTGCGAAAGCCAGCAGATGAATACGGGCAAGATGCGTGGGACAAGCGGACTCGTGATCCGCAATCTTGGATGGAAACGCTCCGCTCCGACATCGCTGAAGGCCGGACGCAGGCATGGACTTCAATCCCGGATTGGGCGACCGATGTTCTGACAAAGCTTGGATATGACGGCATCAAGGACAGTGGTGGCAAGTATGGCGGCGATCCGCATGTCGTATGGATTCCATTCAATCCGCAGCAGATCAAGTTTGCCAATCCAATCACAAAGGATGGTTCCGGGAAGATCATCCCGCTGTCAGAACGATTTGACCTGACATCTCCGATGATGTTCCGTCAGGCGGCACCCGGCCCAGCCCGCGGCGGATTCGACCCGCGCACTCTGAACGTCCTTGTCGGCAAGGGTGGCGATGTATCGACGCTCGCGCACGAACTGATCCACCTCCGTGTCGCCGAGTACCTACGCATGGCGCGTGGCACCACGCCGCCAGCGCGTGTGAACGCCGACCTCGAGACGCTGTTCGACTTCATGGGCGTGGAGGGCGCGACGTTCCAGGAGCGTCTCGACAACTACGAGACGATGACCATCGACCAGCGCAGGCCGCTGGAGGAGAAGGTCACCTACAACTTCGAGGTGTATCTGTACGAGGGCAAAGCACCGAGCGTTGAGCTGCGCGGTGTGTTCGACCGCCTCGCCGCGTGGATGCGCCGCGTGTACAAGTCGATCCGCGATGACCTGAACGCGATCTACCGCCGCGAGTTCGGCACCGACCTGCCGATCCTCACGCCCGAAGTGCGCTCCGTGTTCGACCGCATGCTCGCATCCGAAGAGCAGATCAAGCGGCAGGAGGCCATCAGTGGAATGAAGGGTCTGTTCCAGACCCAGGCCGAGAGCGGCATGGGAGACGCTGAGTGGGCCGCGTACCAGGCCATGCAGCAGGAGGCTACGGATGCTGCCGTCACCGACCTGAACACCGCCAGCATGCGGCAACTCCAGTGGCTTGGGAACGCACGCGCTCGTATCCTGCGCGACCTTCAGAAGAAGCACGAAGCCAAGCGTAAGGAAGTCACTGCCGAGGTGGCCGCTACCGTCAGGCTCGAGCCCGTCTACCGTGCGATGACCTACCTACGCACCGGAAAGTTCGTGGACGCGGACGGGGCCGAGGTCGCCGTCGAAGGGCCGCATCGCCTTGACACCAAGCGCGTCAAGAAGCTCTACGAGACGGTCCCGACCGCCGCCTCGCTCGAGGCCGTGCGTGCGACCGGGATGCCGATGCCGGCGGTGATCGCCCCGGACATCGCCAAGCTCGGGACGGGCAAGGGCGGCATGATGGGCGTGGATGGACTCGACCCGGACCTGGTGGCCGAGACGTTCGGCTACTCGAGCGGCGACGAGATGATCCGCGCCCTGATCGCGGCCCGCCCCATGAAGGAGATCGTGGCCGAGCGGACGGACGCCGAGATGCTGCGCCGCTTCGGAGACATGACGAGCCCGGAGGCCATCGAGGCCGAGGTGCAGGCGGCGCTCCACAACGAGGCCAGGGCGCGGTTCGTGGCCGTCGAGCTGCGCTACCTGTCCAAGGCGACCGAGCCGGCCCGGGTGATGGTCGACGCGGCCAAGCAGGTCGCCCGCGACCTGATCGCCGCCAAGCGGGTCCGAGACGTGCGCCCGAGCGACTTCGTGGCCGCCGAGGCCCGTGCCGCCCGTGACGCATCCCGCATCGGGTCGCCCGTGGACGCCGTGGCCGTTGGCCGTGCCGCCTATACCCGGACCTACAACGAGCGGATCGCGGCGGGGGCCGACGAGCTGACCGCCGTGGCCGAGGCCACCACGGCCAGCGTGGAGGCCGCCAGGATGGCTCAGGAGCGCACGGAAGAGATCAAGGCGCGCTACGGGGCCGACCCGGAGCAGGCCCGCATACGGGCAAAGCGCGCCCAGCTCTACCAGAACCAGCTCGCCGCCGAGGCGCTCCGGGTCAAGGCCGAGGTGGACAAGCAGGTCAAGTACCTGCGGCGGGTGCTCAGAGACGAGAACGTCAAGCGCATGGGGGCGCAGGCGGCTGACCAGGTCGCCGGGCTCCTCGACCGCTTCGAGGTGGCCGCCGTCAGCCTGAAGCGCCTGGACGAGCGCAAGGCGCTGACCGACTGGCTCGCCGAGCAGGAGGCCGCAGGGCTGGTGCCGGACATCGCCCCGGAGATCGCCAACGAAGCCCGCCGCGTCAACTACCGCGAGATGAAGGTCAGTGAGTTCCGCGACCTGGTGGACGCGGTGAAGCAGATTGAGTTCATCGGCAAGAACGAGCAGAAGCTGCGCCTGGCCGAGGAGCGCGCCGCGTTCGAGGAGAAGCGGGACGAGATCGTCACGCGCATCCGCGCCGCCGGCAAGGTCCGCGGCCTGAGCCTCGACCCGCGCACGCCCCTGACCGGGATCGGCCGCGCCGCCGCGTTCCTGCGCGGGTTCGCCGCCCAGCACCTGAAGGCCGCGTCCATCGCCCGCGTCCTTGACGGCGGCAAGGAAGACGGCCCGCTCTGGAACGCCATCATCCGCACGGCCAACGACGCCTCCGACATGGAAACCACCATGCGGGCCAAGGCGTCGCTCAGGCTGGGGGAGATCCTGAAGCCCGTGTTCGCCCTCGGTGGCATGGGTGGCAAGGGGATGCACTTCCCGTCCATCGGGCGCAGCCTGAACCGGGAGGCGCGGCTCGCCATCGCCCTGAACATGGGCAACGACGGCAACCGCCAGCGCCTGCTTGACGGCGAGGGCTGGACGCTCGAGCAGATCCAGCCCGTGCTCGAGAGCCTGACCGAGGCCGAATGGCAGGCCGTGCAGCAGGTGTGGGACTTCATCGACGGCTACCGCCCGGAGATCGCCGCCAAGGAGCGCAGGCTCTACGGCAAGGAGCCGACCTGGGTGACGCCCGTCCCGTTCACCGTCCGCACGGTCGACGGCAAGGATGTCAGCCTCCAGGGCGGCTACTACCCGATCAAGTACGACCCGGTGGCTTCCGACCGGGTGGCGACCGTGGACGCCGCCGAGGAGGCCAAGCGCGACCTGCAAGGCGCGTATACGGCGGCCACCACGCGTCGGTCGTTCGTCAAGGCACGCGCCAAGGAGGTCGTGGACAGGCCGATCCTGTACACGCTCGACGCCGCCTTCAGCGGGGTGAACGACGTGATCCACGACCTGTCGTGGCATGAGTGGCTCATCTCGACGAACCGCCTGCTGCGCGACGTCAAGTTCGCCAATGCCGTGCGCGAGACTCGCGGTCCTGAGTTCCTGAAGCAGCTGCGCGACTGGACGAAGGACAATGCGACCGGGGCACGCGGTCAGCAGGTCGCCGGCGAGTCGGTCCTGTCCTGGCTCAGGCAGGGCATCAGCGCGTCAGGCCTCGGCTTCAACATCAACAGCGCGGCGCTTCAGATCACGGGTTTCAACCAGAGCATCGTGCGGGTGGGCGCGAAGTACATCGGGCAGGGCATCACGCAGTTCGCGACCAGCCCGTTCGACTCGGCGAAGATGGTGGCCGACAAGAGCCAGTTCATGGCCGAGCGCGGCCGCACGCAGTTCCGCGAGATCAACGAGATCAAGAACCGTGTACGCGGACAGACAGAGATTTCGCGGCGGGTGTTCGCCGGCACCTACTTCCTGATGATGAACATGCAGCGGTCAGTGGACATCCCGACCTGGCTCGGCGCGTACCAGAAGGCGCTCGACGCCGGGAAGAACGATGCCACGGCCGTGGCGCTCGCGGACCAGGCGGTGCGCGACTCGCAGGGCAGCGGTCTCGTCTCTGACCTCGCGGCGGTCGAGCGCGGCGGGCCTGCCATGAAGCTGTTCACGGTGTTCTATTCGTACATGAACACGGTCTACAACATGGCCGCCGTGCAGACGATGACGGCACGCGGCAGGGGGAAGCTGGCCGCCGACTACGCGATGCTGTTCGTGGTCCCGGTCGTGCTCGGTTACGCGATCAAGAGCCTGCTCCAGCCGAACACGGATGACGAGGAGTTCGATCCCGAGGCACTGGCACGCAAGCTCGCCGCCGAGGAGCTGTCGTACATGATGGGCACCATGATCATCGCACGCGAGTTTGGAGGCGCCGCGCAGCTCCTGACGGGCGCGGAAGGCGTCCGCATGGGCTACGGCGGCCCTGCCGGCCTGCGCGCCATCGGAGAGGTGTATGGCCTTGCCACGCAGGCTGGACAACTTGAGTTCGACCGCGCCTTCCGCCGCTCTGCGGTCAACACGCTCGGTGCGTTTACCGGGCTGCCGGCGGCGCAGATCAACCGCACCATCGACGGCATCGAGGCGGTGGTCGAGGGCGAGGTCGAGGGCGTCGGCGCGGTGGTCGCGCCGCTCACCGGAGTGCAGCGTTAGTACCCGTAACCGTACCCGTGATTCATAGGCTGAACCAAGAGGCGATGCATCCATGACCATCAGCAGCACGACGAGAATCGCCGGCCCGTTCGTAGGCAACGGGACCGCCTCTGCCTTCCCCGTGGCGTTCAAGGTCTTCACCGCCGGGGACATCGACGTCGTGCGCCTGAACACGTCCACGGGCGTGGAAACCACGCTCGTCCTCACGACCGACTACACGGTCGCGCTGAACATCGACCAGGACTCGAACCCGGGCGGGACGGTCACGCTCGTCGCCGGGCCGCTGGCGACCGGGTTCACGCTCACGATCACCTCGGACATCGCCAATCTCCAGCCGACCGACCTGACCAACCAGGGCGGCTTCTACCCGGAGGTCATCACGGACTCGTTCGACCGGGCGACCATCCAGATCCAGCAGATGGCCGGGGAGGTGTCTCGGTCGATCAAGGTCCCGCTGTCGGACAGCACGTTCGACATGGAGCTGCCCGGGGCGCTGGCACGCGCCAACTCGTTCGTGGCCTTCGACGGCAACGGCGCGCTGACCACGCAGGCAGCGAGCTCGAGCGCGGCCCCGACCTCAATCACCCGCCAGGTCTTTAGCGGCACGGGGTCGCAGACGATCTTCACCCTCGGGAGCGACCCGGGCGGCGCAGGCAATTCGGCGCAGGTCTTCATCGGCGGCGTGTACCAGCAGCGCAACACGTACACGATCTCCGGTTCCACGCTGACCTTCAGCCAGGCGCCGGTGGCCGGGACGAACAACATCGAGTTCGTGAACTTCCTGATCGGCAGCGGCTCCAACGGCGTCGGCATCGTGACGCTGACCGGGGACGTGACCGGGTCCGGGACGGGCACGGTTCCGGCGACCGTGGCGGCCAACGCCGTCACCTTCGCCAAGATGCAGCAGATCGCGACCGACCGCCTTCTCGGCCGCGACAGCCTGCTGACGGGCGACGTCGAGCAGCTCACGGTCGGCGGCGGCGTGGAGTTCACTGGCTCGGGTGGCATCCAGACGAGCGCCTTCACGGGCGACGTCACGAAGGCCGCAGGCGGAACGGCGACCACCATCGCGAACGGCGCCGTCACGATGGCGAAGATCAGCGCCACGGGCACTCCGGGTAGCGGCAACTTCCTGCGTGGCGATGGGTCGTGGCAGGCGGTGCCTGCCCTGACGGACGGCGACAAGGGCGACATTACTGTCAGCGCATCGGGCGCGACCTGGACCATCGACAACGGCACGGTGACGGTCGCCAAGATCAGCGCGACCGGGACGCCAGGCAGCGGCAATTTCCTGCGCGGAGACGGTTCGTGGTCCACGGCCACGGCATCCATCGCGGACGCCGATTACGGCGACATCACGGTGTCTTCGAGCGGCACGGTCTGGACCATCGACAATGACGTCGTGACCTACGCCAAGATGCAGAACGTGTCCGCGACGGACAGGCTGCTCGGGCGCGACACGGCCGGCGCAGGCGACGTCGAGGAGCTGACGGTCGGTGGCGGGATCGAGTTCACCGGGAGCGGCGGGCTTCAGACCTCGGCATTCACTGGGAACGTCACCAAGTCTGCGGGCAGCACCAGCACGACCATCGCCAACGGCGTGGTGGCACCTGCCATGCTCACGACCGGCGGGCCGTCCTGGACTTCCGGCGGCGACGTCACCGTGACCGGGGACATCACCGTCACCGGGAACGACATCAAGTCAAGCAGCGCGACCGCCATCACGCTTTCGAGCACGGACGTTGCCATCGCAGGTGACCTGACGGTCACGGGCAACGACATCAAGTCCAGCACGGCTACGGCGCTGACGCTCTCAGGCGCGGACGTCACGGTGGCGGGCGACCTGACCGTGACAGGCAACGACATCAAGTCGAGCTCCGCGACTGCGATGAGCATGTCCGGCGCGGACGTGTCGATGCAGGGCAACACGTCGTTCAAGAACTACACCGAGGGCGTGGTCGCCATCGGCACGGTCGGTGCGACCCACACATTTGACCTGACAAACGGCACGGTGCAGACGGCCACGCTGACCTCCGGCACGGCGGCGACGTTCACGATGCCGACCGCCACGGCAGGCAAGTCGTTCGTGTTCTTCGTCAAGCAGCCCGCGTCCGGCAGCACGACCACGGCGACGTTCACGGGCGTGAAGTGGTCGGGCGGCACGGCTCCGACGATCACGGCCACGCTCGGACGCCTTGACGTCATCTCGTTCTTCGCGGACGGGACGAACTGGTACGGATCGTTCATCCAGAACTTCACTCCCTGACCATGTTCGCCGCGACCAAGAGCTTCTTCGCCAAGGCACCGACTGGTGGTGCGCTCACGCCAGCATGGAGCATCGACTGGTCAACGGGCACCCCCTCGGGCTACACGCTCACCCGCACCGGAACCACTGCCACCTTTGTCGATTCGTCCGGATACATCGCATCGGCTGCGGCAGATGTCGCCCGCCTCACCCACGACAGCAGCGGCAGCAGGCTCGGGCTGCTGGTGGAGGAGCAGCGGGCGAACACCCTGCAATACTCCGAAGATCCGGCAAATGCCTACTACACCGTATTGAACACCACCATTGACAACAACGGTGGATCATTCTGGACATCCCCGGCAAACACTTCGGACGCCGTGTTGCTCGAGCAAACTACCGCAACCGGAGCCCATCACATTACTCGAGCGGTATCAACAACCACGGATGCCGTGTTCAGCGTGTTCTTGAAGAAGCAGACGACGAGCGGGGTCGGTCGATATGCAACGCTGATCCTCCGACGATCCAGTACCGAGTATTACCACGCGACGTTCGACCTAGACCAAGGAACCGTGACCCAATCGGCCTTGGTAGGAACTCTCCTGTCCGCTACCGACCGCGGCATCGAGGCATATGCAAACGGCTGGTATCGGTGCTGGGTGCGAGGAACTCAGGCAAGCGCCACGCAGAACGTCACCATCGCTTTGGCGACAACCGGCACCCCGACCATGACCAGCACGGGCGAGTCGTACACTGGTGCAAACAGCACGGATGGGGTCTACATCTGGGGTCTGATGCGCGAGGCAAACAACACTCCACCGACCTCCTACATCGAGACGCCGTCGAACGCCACCGTCACCCGCAGCGCCGACCTCGCGCACGTCCTTGATTCCTCCATCACGTCGTGGGGCGACCCCGGTGCGTTGGTCATCCACTTCTACCCGCCGGGTCAGGCTGGGACTCTCCTCTCCACGGATGACGTGGCGAACGAGCAACTCGGCATTCAGGCCAACACCGTCACGCAGGCCCGTGCGTTCTGGTCAAGCGGAAACACGAATGCCGGAACCATCGGCACCGGGGTGCAGAAGGCCGTCCACTACTGGAACGGAACGAACTCACGATTCTGCATCAACGGCGGAACTGTGGAAAGTTCCACGAACAACATCACGACCTTCGGCAACATCGACTACGTCACCTTCGGCGCGGAGGCGACGAGCTCGACCGCCGGGTATTCGCAGTACGCCAACTGCATCATCAGGTACATCGCCTTCTACAGCGGCACCCTGACCGACTCGAACCTCCAGACGATCACCACATGATCGCCTTCCACGACTACTGGCTCAAGGGCGAGGACGAGGCGCACGTCCACGACGCGATGGCGGCGGCAGGCATCGGCCTGCTGCCGGCCGAGGATTCGTCCTTCGACTCCATCGGCACGATCTGGGTGCCAGGACCAGACGTGGATGAGGACGGCAACCCCATCCCCGTGCCGATCCCAGGCTGGCACGCCAACCTGAGAATGCGCCACGCGCTGACCGCCGATCAGGCGGATGCGCTCGCGCCCGTCCTGATTCCCAAGCCGCATTATCCAGTAAGAGTGTGGGCCTGACCATGACCATGACCAAGCCAACGTCCGAACAGGTGACATTCCTCGCAGCCGGTTCCGGCGCCACGCAGCGCACGGCGCTCGACAAGTTCCGCGACGTCGTGAGTGTCAAGGACTTCGGGGCCGTTGGCGACAGCGTGACCGACGATACGGCCGCGATCCAGGCCGCCGTCGATTCCGTGATCGCAGCCGGCGGAGGAACGCTGAGATTCCCGCGTGGTCGATACCGCGTCACGTCGACGATCTCCGCGAACGTGCAGTCGGCGGCGATTCACTTCGAGGGAGACTCGATCCTGTTCACCACGACAGGGACCGTCATCGACTGGAGAGGCGGAAACAACGACATCGTGTTCGACATGCCTGGATATGGCTGCATCTCGAACATGTTCATCAACAACGCGAACCTGGCCACCAACGTCACCGCCGTTGCGTATGCGGGAACTTCCGCGCCGGACAATCGAGCACGCGGAGACGTGTCCCGCGTTTACGTCAACAGGTTCGCCATCGGATTCCTCGTCGATTGGTCATGGAACATCAACTTCCACAGCTGCGCCGCACTCTACTGCGGGATCGGATACAACTTCAGGACGGAGGCGAATGCCTGCACGCTGACCGGGTGCTCCACGAATTTCTGCGATGTCGGGATTTCAGACAACGGGGGCTCAGGATCGCGAGGGTTGGTGTGGACAGGCGGTTCCATCGAGAATTCGACGGTCGCCGGAATTGATTTTGACGCCTCGAACGTCAGCAATTCATGGCAGTTCAACGGCACTTACTTTGAGGCGAACTACCGCAGTGGCCTGCTCGACAAGAACATCTCGATCACCGAGCCATTCATCAACGGAGACGGCGGCGGCGGCGCACGCGAACCATTCGCAATCAGCGGTTCACGCGGCATCCGAATCGAGAACGCCTACACATCCGGAGGAGTTGTTTCGCTCGTTGACTTCACCGGAACGGACATCGGTTTCGTCGGAAACTCCGTGTTCGTCACGGAGAACTACCCGAACAACACGCTTCCAAAGTCGCTGTACGACAACCCGGACAGCTTCCGTAAGGGGTGGCTGGACCAATCATGCTACGTGATTGTCGAGACGGACTGGCTTGACGCATCCGGCGCGCAGCTCGTGCCGATCTCTCTCATCAATGAAAATGCCAAGCTTCGCGGCCGTGCGCTGATCGGGGCGCAGCTTGTCGTTCGCACGCAGATCGTCGTGAGCGGCACGGCGACGTTCGGAATCGGAAGGTCAGGGCCAGGCTTCGACGAAATTGCGGCTGCCACTTACAACGCGAACATCGCTGTCGGGGTTCATGACCTCACCATTGCGTTTGCAGCCCCGGTTGTATGGTTCCCGGAAACATTCGCGTATTTCGCGAGCGGAACCGCAGAGACGTCAGGCAGCTACAAGATCGTCGCATACTTTGCATGACCAAGACGCCATGAGCTCAGAACGACACGACGAACTGTTCCTCGCCATCGGCCGCCTCGAGGGCAAGGTCGATTCGCTCCTCGTCATGCAGCACAACCAGAGCGAGCAGATCAAGGAGCACGACCACAGGCTTCGTTCGCTCGAGCAATCACGCGGCTACATGCTCGGCTGGGCCGCTGCAATCGGCGCAGGCATGAGCCTCGTGTCCACGTACATCATCCGCGCCGTCACCTAAGGAACCACCAATGGCAACCGACATCGTCATCGCGACCGACCGACCGAACTTCCTCACGAGCGGGCTCATCACCGCCTCGAGCGGCACGTACGACGTGGCCGTCCCGACCGCCACGCTCCCGACCACGACCAGCCAGACGTTCATGGTCCCGATGGCGAGCGGGAACACGCAGAGCCTGATGCGCCTGGTGCCGTTCCACAGCGCCAACAACGCGACCACGCCCGGCGTGCGAGTGATCGGCTGGGCAACCTACGTGCAGACGAACGGCACCCCGATCTACGTGCCGACGCTGCTTGCCGACCTGGCCTGCGCGTACAACGCGACCGGAGGCAGCATCCCGAGCCTGTCGGTGAACGGGACAACGCAGCACTTCTTCCATGCGATCACCGTGGGCCTCGGCGTCCCGACCGTGAACGTCTACAGCCCGGGCACGGCTGCCGCTTCCGGCACGCCGCCTGCGGCTGCGGTGCTCGACCTGATCGGCTACCAGTACGTCACGCTCCAGTTCGAGTCATCGACCGGGACGATGGGCTGCTTCTACTCGTTCATCTGAGGAGGCTGACATGCGAAGCAACCTCGGCAGGATGCGCCGCCCGATGAGGGCATCGACGGTCGGGCAGATGCTCGGTTTCGTCAGCGGCACTCTTGAGGTCGAATACCTTATTGTCGGAGGCGGCGGGGGGGGCGGCGGCTTGAATTCCGCTGCTCCTTATGGTGGTGGAGGAGGGGCCGGCGGGTACAGGACGAACGTTGGTTCCAATTTGTCGATTTTGTATCCCGGTTCGTCGTATTCCGTAGTGGTTGGCGCTGGCGGAGCCTTGACCGTAAGTGGTTCTGGTTCGACGTTCTTCGGAATCACCGGAGCAGGCGGCGGACGTGGTGGCAGTGCTTCGTTCTTTCCTCAGTCAGGTGGTTCCGGTGGAGGCGGAGCAACATCTTCACAATCTGGAAGTGCAGGAAACACCCCATCGACATCGCCATCGCAGGGAAGCAGCGGCGGAACCGGGTTCAATGCCGGGACGTCGCCAAACCAGACGTGGTCGGGCGGAGGAGGCGGCGGCGCATCGGCAGTAGGCGCCGCAGGCGCGGCCGGGACGGCAGGGGTCGGCGGGGACGGAACCGCAAGCGCGATTTCAGGAGTCAGCACGACATATGCAGGCGGGGGCGGCGGCGGGTACAGAACGACCGGAACCGATCCGTCTGCCGATGGAGGCGCTGGCGGCGCAGGCGGCGGCGGCAAGGGAAGCGGAAGCACGGCGGGAACGGCAGGAACGGCCAATTCCGGAGGCGGAGGCGGCGGAGAAGGTCGAATCGACACGGGACTGAGATATTTAGGCACCGCAGGCGGCTCCGGCATCGTCATCGTTCGCTATCGCGGCGCGCCACGCGCCACTGGCGGGACCATCACGCAGGCAGACGGCTACACGATCCACACCTTCACGACGAGCGGCGACCTCGTTGTCGGGACGTAATCATGGCGCACTACGCAAAGGTCGAGGACGGCATCGTCACGCAGGTCATCGTCGCGGAGGCCGACTTCATCGCGACCATGCCGGGAACGTGGGTGCAGACGAGTTACAACACCCGCGGCGGCGTCCACTACGATCCGCACACGGGCGAGCCGAGCGCCGACCAGTCGAAGGCGCTGCGCTTCAACTACGCGGGGATCGCGTATTCGTATGACGCGCAGAGGGACGCTTTCATCCCGCCCAAGCCGGCAGATGACGCGGTGCTCGACGAGGCGACATGCCTGTGGATCGTCGAGCAGGACTGATCCTCGTCCTGCTCCTGGCCGGCTGCAATCCGGTCGCCAGGATCGCAAACAACGCCACGGCCATCCGCGGCGAGGCGCAGGCGCTCGTGGACCACGGCAAGGCCGCGGGCGACCCGGTGGTCGTGGATGGCGCCACGCGCATCCTGGGGCACGCGGACGCCATCCAGGCCGACATTCCCCACGTCGAGGCCCGGGTGCCTGCGTGGCTCTCCACGCTGCACTGGTGGGGGATCGCGCTGGCGGTGGTGGCGGTCGCGTTCATCCTGTGGCAGAGCGGGGCGTTCACGGCCATCCGCATCGCCATCGGCTGGCTGCCCCGGAAGAAGGTGTCGCAGGCCGAGCTGGCCGTGGATATGCTCGATGAATCACGCCCCGAGGGGGACCGTGAATTAATCGCCGCGATGCGGGCGCAAGACCCGGAATTCGATGCGGCATACCGAAACGCGGCCAAGCGCCGCAAGCAGAAAGGCACGACATGAGTCAGTTCCTCGGATCGGTCTGGTTCGGCGTGATGCTGGCCCTCGCGGGCTACCTCGTCGGCAACGTCCTGCCCATCGGCAAGCTGATGGACATGTTCAAGTCGAAGTGAAATGAAAAGCCCCGGCGGTGAGTGCGTCCTGCACGCCGCCGGGGCAAGCGAGAGAAGAAGGTTCCCTAGCGTATCCGCAGGCTTGTGCCTCGCGGGAGCAGGGTGCAGCCGGGGATGGCCGTGCCGGACTCGAGCGCGGCGCGGATCGCGTCCTTGTTCGGCTCGTGGCGCACGACCCTGAACTCGGACGGCAGGTCATCGACCGGGGCTTCGATGACGAGCGGCTGCTTGCCGCCATTCGCTGCAACGCTCAGTTTGAAGCGGACGCCGTCGATGCGGTGTTTGCCAAGGGCTTCCATCGCCTCCTTGAGCCGCCGCTTGAGGCGGTCGGCCACGGCCTCGTCGGCCTCGGCCAGGGCGCGGATGCGGGCGGCCTCGTCCTTGCGTGCCTTGGCGCGGAGCGCGAGCTCCTGGATGACGCTGGCGTAGGCCTCGGCCCTGTCCTCAAGCGCCGCGTCGAGGCCGGCGAGGTGCTCCTCCAGGGCTGCGTTCGCGTCGGCCTCCGTCTGCCCGCCCTCGAGCAGGGCGTCGATGATGTCGCTTATCTCGTTCTGGATGGCGTAAAGGGACATGGTGTTCCTCCGGGTCAGAAGGGCATGGACAGGTCGTCATCGGCGGGGGCGGGCGCTGGCTTGCGCTCGACCGTGGACAGGACGCGCATGATGGTCAGGGCGTTCCCGACCCGGGCGATGTCGAGCCGCATCTCATCGGCCTTGTCGGCGAGCTGGGCGTACTCCGCGACCGTGGTGGCGAGCCAGGCGTTGCCGTGGTCCCCGGCGACCTGGATCGCGATGGGCTTGTCCTTGCGGCGCACGACCCGCAGGATGGCGAAGTTCCCCTCGTATTCGTCCGGGTAGGTGTCGGCGGGCTCGGCCTCAGCCTTCGCCACGGGCGCCGGGGCCGGGGCGGGCGTGGATGCCTCCTGCGGCGCCTTGCGCTTGCGGACGGGCTTGGGTGCCTCCACGGCCACGGGCGCGTCCTGGGGCATCGTGGTGGCTTCCACGACCTCCGGGGCGGGCAGCGCGGCACGGGCCTTCGGGGCATCGTCCGTGATCTCCGTCTCGCCGTGTGCCTCGACGTACACCGGGGCGGCACCGAGCGCGTCCGGGCAGTGCTGCTTGTACCCGCTTGAGATGCAGCGGGCGAACAGCATGGCCTTCGGCCACTTGCGCCAGTTGTCGCCGCCGAGCTGCGCCCGCCGTGCGTCCTCGAGCGTGAACTCGGTGGTGCCGATCTCCTCCCACTTGCCGTCCATCGTGCGACCGAAGAACACGATGCTGCACTCGGTGTCCGAGCACGTGGCGCGGTAGTCGTACTTCCCGGCCCGCTTGATGGACGCTGCCATCAGGTTCGCGGCCAGGACTGCCTTCCCCTTGATGATGTGCAGGCCCGTCATGGCGTCGTAGTCCGACAACCCAAGGCCGCGGCCGATGATGATCTTGGCGCACGCCGCCGCCTCCGACTGGATGTCGGGGAACATCCCGGACGCCTTGAACACCTGTGCAACGGTCATGGGGTCAAGCTGCGCCTGACCAAATCGTGCAAGTTCCATGTCATTCTCCTTCGCTTGCGCGGGTCGCCGCGCTCGGCCGGGGGCAACGCGCCCACGACAGGATCAGTATACGCCCCACTACATCGGCGTCAAGCCCACACTTTCACCAGCGTTTCGGCGGTTTCGCCCCATTCCTTGCTGGCGGCGATCATCGCGACCTGGCCGTCGTCCACGTACACGACCCCGGTCATCGCGTCCAAGGCAGCTCTGCAAAGCTTGTCCAGGTCTGGCCGCGTGGGAGCCAGGGGCAGCGTCGGCCGGATGAGGCCACGCGAGGTGAAGTGCGACTTCGGGCGCGGGAACCGGAAACACAGCTCGACCGCCACCGCCCCGGTCGCCGGCGGCTCGGTCCACGCCTCGCGTGCCACCAGCGCGAACACCGCCCGGTAGGGCTTGACCTTGGCGCTCGACTCGAGCAGCACGACGCGCCCGTTCCTGAGCTTGACCGCACGCTTGGAACCCTGGGGGGCGGCGAATCCCGGTACGACGAATTCAATCATTGCGGACCCTGTGGTTGGATGCTGCCAGCACTTGGCGGTTCACCTGGCGTATGAGTTTCGCCATCTCCTGCCGCAGGTACACGACCTCCTGCATGAGTTCAATCGTGAGCGGGTCGTTGGTGCCGCTGTCTCGCACGCGGTCCACGACGTCCTCGTCCCGTTCCCCTCGCCCCGCAAGCATCGTCAGCCGGACCCTTCGTAAATGATGCGCTCGATGCGGGCGGGCAGCACGTTGCGGAGTTTCCGCACCTCGTCGCGCAGGACGCGGATGTGCCGCGCCGCCTCGCGGCGTTCGAGGTTCGCCATCTCGCCCATGCCAGGCCAGTAGATGTCGAGCCGCTCAAGGATGTCGCGCTCCTGGTGCTCGTCGCCTGGGTCAATCATCGCTTCTCCTCGTTCAAAGTTACCCCCGCGCCGTGTTGAAAACCACGATGAAGTGTCACGGCGCGGGGGCTTTCCGGCAACGCGCCGGAGGGTGTCTGTGGCTCGCGGTCGATCTCGCGAAGCAGGGCGTTGATTGACTCGAGCGCCTCGTTCTGGTCGTGCTTGAACCCTGCGGCCAGCGCCGCCGAGAGCTGCCGCAGCGGGGCCGCAGCGGCGCGGATGTGCCCGATGCGCGCACGCAGCAGCATGATCGTGAGGCCGCGCTCGTTGAGCGCGTGCTCGTACCAGGTCGGGTCAGTCATCGTCGCGCTCCCTGATGATGCGGACGGTCTTCGGTGCGCGCACGACGAGCGTCACCTTCCCCACGTTGGACGGGGTGGGCGCAATGGCCGCGACGGCGCGGCCCTGCTCGTCGATCACGACCACGGATTGGCCGTGCCGCAGAGTGACGGCGACGTTGCCGGCGTTCGGGATGTCACGCATGGTCGGCCTCCCACTTTGCGATTTGCTCCCCGATCCAGGCCATGCAGTTGCAGGCCATGCTGTTGCCGAGAGCCTTGTATCGCGGCCCGTCCGGGCATTGCTCGGCGGGCTTGCCGCGCCACGGGATCAGAGTCCAGTCGTCGGGAAATGCCTGAAGTCTCTCGCACTCACGCGGCGACAATCGACGCACGGTCATGGTGCTTGCGTGGACTGCGGCAACCTGCTGCGTGACCTCTGACGATTGCGGCGAGCGCGACGGGTCGTTGGTCGCTGTCAGCGACGGCGCGACAGGTACAAGCGGCGTCCCGCGCCCGGTGCCGTCCTCGCTTGCGTCAAAGCCATCAGCGCGGAGAGAGTGTGCCACTCCCATGACTTGGTTCTTGATGAGCGTCCCGCATACGTCATCAGGCTTGCCGATCGGATCAAGCGCTGACTGCCACGGGAACGCCACCGCCACCGTGGTCGCCCGCGTGTCGCCTTGGTCAAACAGCGAGAGCGTCGGGTTAACCTGGCCCTGCACCCAAGTTTCGTCATCGGTCACGGTCTGCGCCCTCTTGGCCTTGGTGAAAGGGACGGGCTGCAACACCGCAGGGAAACGGTTCTTTTCCGGCATGGTCTGTCCCTTGGACAGAACCGCATCAAGCGTCTGATTTACTTGCCCACCGTCCCACCAGCAACCGCCTCGAGCGCCGCCTTCAGCATCGGGGGCAGCGCCTTGCCGCGCCTTTCCGCCCGCCTCAAGATGCCGCTGCAAGCCTTCGCGGAGAGCGAGTACCTCGGCGGCAGCGGTCCAGTCTCCAGCACCTCGCTCAAGGAGGCGACCGACGACGAACACCCGGCGGCGGCGCTGCGGGACGGCTCGGGGCCATCGCCCCACTCGCACGTATTGAGCGTCCAGCACTCGGTAGGCCCACCCATACCCGAGTTCGCCCAGCGCCCCGAGGAAGGTGCCAAAGTCCCGTCCTCCGTTCGAGGACAGAACACCGGGGACGTTCTCCCAGACAAGCCATCGAGGCTGGAGCCGAGCAGCAATCGCAAGGTAGGTGAGCATGAGGCTCCCTCGCGGATCTGCGAGTCCTTGCCGCAGCCCCGCGACTGAATATGACTGGCATGGCGTTCCGCCCACGAGAAGGTCAACTGTTCCTGGCTCAATCGGCCACTCCTCGAACTTGGTCATGTCCCCGTAGTTGGGGACGTGCGGGAAGCGGTGCTTCAGCACCGCAGCGGGGAACGGCTCGATCTCGCTGAAGCCGATAGGCTCCCAGCCGAGGTGGTGCCACGCAACGCTCGCGGCCTCGATGCCCGAGCATACGGAGAGGTATCTCATGCCTTCGCCTTCGCGCCCTGGCGCTCAAGCTCGTCGCGCAGCGCGCCACCCTCGGCGATGGCGATGACCTCGGGCATCGGGAAGTCCATCGGCACGTCGTGCGGCGTGTTGATCGCCGTGCCGTCAAGCCGGATCTCGAGCAGGTCCCACGACTTCAGGCGCCAGTACCGCGTCCGCACGCTGCCGTGCTGGTGGAAGCGTTCGTTCTCGTCCTCAATCCACTTGGCATCGACGAGCACAGACACGTCGTTGCTGCCGAGGTACTCGGCCAGTTGGCGGTTGGTGCGGGCGTAGTCGGACGTGAGCGGGACGATGTGTTCTACGTGCAGGATCATGCGAGCCTCCATACCCGAATCAGGCGACCATGCGTGGACGGCCGGCGGCTTGCGACCACCTCGCCAGTCCATGCGAACTTGCCGTCGAACACGCTGCCAGCGGCGTTTCCGAGTTCCGCATAGTCAAGGCCGTTCTCGGCCATGAGCGCGGCGACCTCGTCGGCGGTGACCGTCTGGCCATGACTGGCGATGAACGCCGCGAAGCCGCGTGCGGCGGCGAGGAGTTCGTGGCGGCGGTCGGCGGCGAGCGCCTTGCCGACGATCTTGCGCCGCTCAGCCTCGGCGGTGTCAAAGAGGTTCATCGGAACCTCCGAGTCCTGAGCTTGCGCGGGTCGATGATTCCCATGTCGAGGACGGTGTAGCCGACCCCGTCCTTGTGGGCGATCATCACCCCGAACAGGTCATGCGCCCGGTAGATGATGTTGTTCACCGTGCGGGGCGTCACGTCCCAGCGGTGCGCCAATTGCTGCCTGGTCATCGGTTCGGTGCGGCAGATTTCGACCATGTCAAGGATGCGGTCGACGAGGGTTTCGGTGTCCTGCCTCACAGTTCGACCTCCGTCTTGGCGTGGACGGCGAGGAAGTCCTTCTCGGCCTGCTGGAGCCACAGGATGGAGGCGTCGAACTCATGCTCGGCGTCGAGGTTGCTCTGTGCGACGGCGCGGCTGGCGGCGATGACCTCGGCGCTGACCGAGTCCCCCAATTCCATCGCGGCGGCCAGGAGCACGTTGTCGTACTTCTTGCGGGTTTCGTGGCGAAGCGTGATGTGGTTGGTGACCGTATCTCTGACCTTCATGGCAGTTCTCCGGTGTTGTGCACCGAGCAACGCGCTCGGATTCGGGGTGTGTACATCGGGATATATCGGCAGCGCAAGGGGGTTGCGTTAGAAATTCCGGCAAGAATTTCTTACGGCGTGAAATCGCGGGGAAAGTGCGTAAGGTGTCGGCGCATGGTGTCGATGGAGCAGCACCAGCCCGGATCGTTCACCGTCGAGATGTCGCATGACGGGGAATCGGCCAATCCATCGAGCGAGTGGAGCCAGGAATTCCTGCTCATCTCGGACGCCCACATCGACAACGCGCACGCCGACAGGCAGATGTTCGAACGCCACATGCGCCAGTGCCGGGAGCGCAATGCGAAGTGGCTCTCGAACGGCGATTTCCTGTGCCTTTTACAGGGAAAATGGGACCCGCGCAGTGACACTTCGGCCTGCCGGCCCGAGCACCGCGAGGGGCGATACCTCGATGCGGTCATCAATACAACCGCCGACTACCTCGCGCCGTGGGCAGACATGGCGCTTCTGTTTGCACCTGGCAACCACGAAACCGCGGTTCGCAAGCGGCACGAAACAGACATGAACGAGCGCCTGGTCGAGGCGCTCAAGGCCCGGAACAAGGACTGCCGTGCATATGCAGGCAGTTATGCAAACTGGGTGCGGTTCCTCGTCCGCAAGAAGAACCACCGCCAGCTCGTCGCCAGCAGCATCGTGATGTACATGCACCACGGCTACGGCGGCGGCGGCCCGGTCACCCGGGGCACCATCCAAACCTCGCGCATGGCGGTCTACCTCCCGGACGCCGACCTCATCTGGACGGGGCACACGCACGACGAGTGGATCATGCCGATCCAACGGGCGCGGCTGTCGGTCCACGGCAGGCCGTACCTCGACCGCGTCCTGCACGTCAGAAGCCCCGGGTACAAGGATGAGTTCAGCGAGCAGAACGGCTGGGCCGTCGAGAAGGGGATGCCGCCCAAGCCCAAGGGCGCGCTGTGGTTGCGATTCTGGATGGAGAACCTCCGCAAGAAGGGTGTCGCCACCCGTACCCTGCGCTTCGAGGTCCGTGAAGCGCAGTAACTGACCGTCTGAGAAGGACAGATCGAGGAGCATCCATGCCGACGCCAGCCAAGGGCAAGCGATTCGTGAAGGTGGTGAAGAACCCCAAGACCGGGCGCACCAACAAGGTGAGCTACGGCCAGGCCGGCAAGGCCAAGGGCGGCGGCGACCGCATCAAGCCTGGCACCGCCAAGGGCGATGCGTACTGCGCCCGCAGCTGGGGCCAGATGCAGCGCAGCCCGGCGGCGGCACGCAACCCCAACAGCCCACTGCGGCTCTCGCGTGCGAAGTGGAAGTGCAGCGGCAAGACCTCGAGAGGATGAACATGGCGAAGAAAGCAGCAAAGCGCGGCCTGTACGCGAACATCAACGCACGGCGCAGGGCCGGCACCAGCCGCCCGAAGTCGAAGTCCACGGTCAGCCCATCGGCATACCGTGCGATGAAGCGCGGATTCAAGTGATCCGGCCATGAGGGTCCGGCTCGGCGGCAAGTACTGGACGCTCAGGTTCAGCCCGAACCTGGCTGACTACGGCAACATGGTCGACCCGGGCCATGCCGCGGGCCGGGTGCTCCGCATCGCCACGTGGCAGTCGGAGGAGGATCGTCTCGACACGACCTTGCACGAGGCGATCCATTGCTGCCGCCAGGAGCTCGACGAGAAGGCCGTCACCGACCTGGCGAACGACCTGTCTCGCCTGCTGTGGCGTATGGGCTACAGGCGAACTGGAACGTAGAGTTCCACTTTCGGGAAGCCCATCCCGTATCCGCAAATCAATGACGGGCGTCGATTTCCGCTTACGGAATGGTTTCCGTCTGCGGAAACGTGTACGCCTTATCCGGACTTGTACGCCGGATCGTCAGTCGCGCCAGTAGACCTCGTCGCCCCGGCGGTAGTTCCTGAAGTCGCGCTCGCCCTTGACGTACGAGGTGAAGTGCGAGTCGATGTACTGCGCATAGTTGTTCGGCAGCAGCATGAACCAGCCCGAACTCGTCTCGATGAGGTTCAGGGGCTTGTGCTCCTGCGGGTAGCGGCTGAAGCCGTCCGCCCAGTCGAAGACGATCCCCGTGTGCCGGCCCGTGAACCCGGGCCTGTCGCCTAGTGCCGTCTTCTGCGCGACGCCCATGCAAGGCAAGCCCTCGAGGTAGTGGAGGTGCATGATCTCGAGGTGCTCGCCCATGCCGCCCCAGGGCGTGAGTTCACGCGACCCGCCGCTGGCGACTGCCTGTGGGTGGAACGCGGTGGTCATCGACATCATGTGCAGCGGGATGCCGCACCAGTGCGCGCCCGTCTCGAGCAGCACGTGCGCGAGGAGTTCCTGCCCGGGCCGGCAGTACGCCGCGTGCCAGATGCCGCGAGTCGTGCCCTCTGGCATGTTCGGCCCGAGCGCCGAGTTGTGTACTTGCACGTAGAGGTGAAACGGAAGATTTGCGTGGCGCGGCATTTGCGTAGGTATACTGCCAATGCGGAGGGGTGAGTCTGAGGTGGCTTCGGCCCCAAACACTCACAGGGGCATCGGCAGAAAGGCCGCGAGGCACGGCCCGGTGCAGCGCACCCTTGGTGTAGCAAACGCATTCCGCCGTAGGGCAGGCCAGGCTAAGACCTGGCGCTGCCCACCTGACCAGCAAACTAGTCATGTGACAAAGTCACCACACTTGTTGACAAGTGTCATCAGTTTGTCACACGCCCGAAACGAAACGCGGCCCGGGACTTGCGTCGACCAGGCCGCGCTTCCGGGGGTTCAGTCAGGTCGCGACGCGCTCGGCGGCGACTTGCCGCTCTGCCTCGTCAGAGAGCCGCGCCTGACGCGGGAACCATACCCCGGAAACAGAACGACCGCAAGCGTGCTTGCGGCCGTCTGCGAATTTCGCTTGCATGCCCCGAGGGATCGGTATCATGCAGCCAGCTAATCCAATCCGGTCGCATTGTACCGCAGGTGCCTTCAGGGGCAACAATGCCGCACGCAGCTCTCGGCGCGGTAGGGGAGCATGGATGTAGACGCAGGGCATGACCCTATCCTGCGCCGCCCGAAAGGGTGCGCTCCCCGACGATGGCAGCGGCTGGCAGTCCTCCAGCGAAATGGTGAAAATCGTCGCTACGACTGACAGCGCGGCTCCGTGTGGGCTGATCGTGGTGGCCCCCTTGCGGGGTCACGCCCTCTGCGCTCACCATGTGAACTGAAATCCGTGGTTCGGGGGGCGCGAAGCGCCCCGCAGAGTCCTGAGCGAAGCGAAGGACGGATCGGAATAATCCCTCCCCTGTCGCCGGCTCACCCCAGGCGCCGCGAGTGGAGCGAAGCGGAGCCGCAGGCGAAGCGCAGCGGAGCGCAGCGAGCGGCGTCCTGACTGAATTCGTTCGCAGACTTGCAGATTTCAATACGTGCGCGTATAGTGCCCGTGAACCCTCCACACGAAAGGACCCACATGAAGTGGTATCTGATGGCGTTCACGCGAGAAGTGCCTGAATACCTGCACGTTCACGTTCCAGGCATCCACGAATGGCTGCTTTCACAGTACGACCATTCGCTCCATGGGCACAAGATGGGCATCGACACGGCCGTGTTTGAAACGCTTGCCGAGCAGTGGTGGGCGCAGGAGTACGGCAAGTTCGGCAGCAGACAGCCTTTGCGACTCGAAGGCGGTTCATCATCCAGGATTCACGCCGGCTTCGTCAACATGCTGGAAATGGACATGTCGATCATTCCCGAGCACAGGATGACCGAGATCAGCGCATCGCCTGGCAACAACGTGCTTGTGTGCAAGATGTGGCAACCACCGGAAGGCGCAAGCGAAGAAGGGCGCTGGCGAACGATCCACGCGATGTTGCAGTGCAACAATTTCAGCGAAGTCGATGGCAAATACATTGATTTCTACGCTGATTCCCGCGAAAAAATGCAAACACAGAATGAGATTCGCGCCAAGATGGATATTGACCAGACCCACCGCTTTTACGACGAGCTGAGAACCTACGTCCGGCGCGAGCACGGACAGAAGATGCCGCCAGCGCATCGCGATGGATTTGAAGCCCCAACAGGCAAGAAGAAGAAGGCCTGAAGAAATCATCGTTTCCCACGCGCACGCGAAACGAAACGAACGCTTTGTAGCATCGCCCGCATGGCGGGAAAGCGAAAGCCACGGCACAACCCCGTACTCTTGGCCCAGTTCGGGGACTGCTTGCTGGGCATCATGTACCCCCGCCCCGACGAGGAGAACTGCATACCCGTCGCCGTATACAGCGCCGAGATGATCGCAGCCCGCCTGCGCGACAACGAGAACATGACGATGGCCGAGGCGCGCTGCTTCGTCACCGACCGCATCGAGCAGAACTACCTCGGGCCCGGCACCCCCAGGATCATCTGGCCGGCGACCGAGGAGGATTTCGGTGAAGTCATCACCTCGCAGTGATATACTGCGGGCAATGAATATCGGCTCGTATGAGGACGTGAAGGCCGCGATCACGCATGGCCTCACCTCCGCAGGAACCACGCGAAGCGCACTCGCACGCCGACTCGAGGCCCAGGGCGCCCTACGAGCGCACACCGTGCAGTGCCTCCTGTCCACGGCCCCCGTAATCGGCCGTAGACGCCCCACGTTCGATTCCGTACTCAAGATCGCCCACGCAGCCGGGTTTGAGCTCCGGCTCGTCCTGAAGGATTCCTGATGCCCAGCAAGTCACCCTCGCAGCGCCGTCTGATGGCCGCCGCCGCGCACTCAGCAGCATTCGCCCGCAAGGTCGGCATCCCCATGAAGGTCGCCAAGAAGTTCAACCGCGCCGACGTCCGCGCAAAGGGCAAGCGGAAGAAGCGGTGACCGCCCTCGTCGCCTACGACGACAACGGTCGCCGAGTCGGGCAGAGCCATCACAATGCCACGATCAAAGACGAAACCGTCACCCTCATCCGCGAGCTCCACGAAGACCGTGGATGGGGCTATCGTCGCATCGCCAAGCACCTCGCCCTCCGCTGGCAGACGGTCGCGAAGATCGCCCGCTACCAGCGCCGCAGCGCAGTCCCCTCCTCCTGGCGGCGACCTCGTCGTGCGGCGGAAGGTCGGGCGACCGCTGGGAACAACGATCCCCGTCCCGCAGGACAAGGCTGACTCCCTCGTCAAGTGGATCTCCGAAGGCCGGCCCCTGCGCGAATGGTGCAGGATCGACGGAAACCCGCACTTCACGGCGGTTTACGACTGGATGGACAAGGACCCGGATTTCGCCCTACGCATCGCACGCGCACGCGAAGATGGGCACGACATCATCGCCGACCAGTGCATGGCGCTGTCTGACATCCAGCCGCTTGACCAGGTCGAGGTGGCGTGGCGCCGGCTCCAGGTCGATACCCGCCTGAAGCTCCTCGCCAAGTGGAACCCGAAGAAGTACGGCGACCGCCAGCACCTTGACCATGGCGGGAACATCGTCCTGAACGTCATCACTGGCGTCCCGGATGCCTGAGACGATCCGGCTCGGATACGAGCCCAGGGCGTGGCAGCGCAAGTGCCACCTCGAGCGCCGCCGCTTCACCGTGCTCGCCCTGCACCGACGCGCCGGGAAGACCGAGCTGGCGCTCATGGAACTCATGCACCGGGCGGTCAAGTTCACCGACGAACTGGGGTTCTTCGTATACGTCGCCCCGTTCCTGAAGCAGGCGAAGGCCATTGCCTGGGCGCGCCTGAAGCAGAAGCTCGACCCGTTCATCCGCTCGGCCGCCGTCGAGATCAACGAGGCCGACCTGGCCGTCACGTTCAAGCACAATAAGGCCACGATCCGCCTGTTCGGCGGCGACAACCCTGACGCCCTCCGCGGCGTTCGACTCGACGGCTGCGTCATCGACGAGGTCGCGCAGATCAAGCCAGAGGTCTGGAACGACATCCTCCAGCCGGCCCTCTCCGACCGCAAGGGATGGGCCATGTTCATCGGCACCCCCGCCGGGATCAACCTGTTCAGCGAGCTGTTCTACCGGGCTGGCTCCTTGCCCGACTGGTATGCGGCGAGGTACACGGTCCACGACACGGACGCGCTCGACGCCGAGGAGGTCGCCCGCCTCCAGCGCGACATGCCCGAGCAGGCGTTCGCACGCGAGTACCTCTGCGACTTCAGCGCCGCCGGCGATGACCAGCTCATCAGCCTGTCCGAGGCAGACGCCGCCGCCAGCCGCCGCTACCCGGACGGGGATGTCCTCGAGTTCCCGCTGGTGATCGGCGTCGACCCGGCCCGGTTCGGGGATGACCGCAGCGTCATCGTCCTGCGCCAGGGACTGCGGATGGAAGACCCGGTCATCCGGCAGGGGATCGACAACATGAACCTCGCGGCCATCGTCGCCAGCCTCATCGAGGACCGCGACCCGGACGCCGTGTTCATCGACGCAGGCGCCGGCTCAGGCGTCATCGACCGCCTGCGCCAGCTCGGCTACGAGGTCACCGAGGTGCCCTTCGGCGGCAAGGCCACGTTCCCCAACCTGTTCGTGAACAAGCGCACCGAGATGTGGTGGGCCGTCAAGGAATGGCTCGAGAACGGCGGCAGCATCCCGCAGGACACCACCCTGAAGCAGGAACTGTCCACCCCGATGTACTGGTACGACGCGGTCGGCAAGCGCGTCCTCGAGTCGAAGGATGACATCAAGAAGCGCCTCCAGGGCGGCGGCAGCCCGGACATCGCCGACGCCCTCGCGCTCACCTTCGCCTACCCGGTCGCCAAGATGCTGCCTCGCGAGGTGCGCGAGCGGCTCGACCCGAAGCCCAAGGAGTACGACCCGTACTCCGAGATGCGGTGAGTACCCGTAACCGATGATGGGAGGAATACAGTCATGCCCGTAAGGCTCGCGACTGCGGACGATCTCGACGTGATCGCCGCGATGGGACAACGGTTCTTCGCAGGCACCCGCTATGCAGCAGCACTTTCGCCAAGCCACGAGGACATGCGAGCCGCCATCGGCGCTGTCTTCGAGCATGGTCGTGTGTGGGTGGCGGAAGTTGACGGCGTTCCTCGCGGCTTCCTGGCAGCGATTCTCCAGCCCGTCTGGTTCAGCCCCGGCGCCCGCGTCGCACTCGAAACCTCGTGGTGGATGGACGAAGATGTCCGAGGACGAGTTGAAGGCGTGCGGATGCTGGCAGAATTCGAGCGTTGGGCCAAGGAAGAAGGCGCGAAAGCCATCTGCATGTCGGACATCGTCCTCGAAGGGGAAAGCGCGGCGGAGCGCATCCTGACGAGGCTCGGGTACAGGATCACCGAACGGACGTTCACGAAAGGACTGTGATGGAAGGACACTCGCTGCGACGCCACCGCGACCTCGCCGCCCGCCACGAGCGGCGGTTCATCATCTCGGCCATCGGCTCGCTCCTCGGCACCATCGGCGCGGGCCTCGGTGCCGGCGCAGCAGCCGCCGGCTTGGGCGGCGCGGCAGGCGGATCGGCGCTCGCGACCGGGCTCGCGGCCGCTGGCGCGGCAGCGGCAGCAGCAGGCACGGGCTACGGCATCGCGGCGGGCGAGAGCGGCAAGAAGGCGCAGGCGCAGGCAATGAAGGAGCAGCGCACCGCGCAGGAAGCCACCGCTGCACAGGCACGCAGCCAGCAGCGTCAGTCGCAGCAGGCGATGGCAGCGGCCACCCGCGCACAGCCCGACGTCGCAGGCATCATGCAGCAGGCGGGCGCCGAGGGCGGCCCCACCACCACCATGCTCACCGGGCCGATGGGCGTCAACCCGCAAGACCTCCAGCTGGGGCGCCAGACGCTCCTCGGAGGCTGAGTGAGCCAGTACGTCGGCGACGGCCAGAGCTACGAGGATGCGCCCACGCGGGACAAGCTGTTCACCCGCTGGGGCCAGCTCAAGTCAGAGCGTGCGTCCTGGTACGCGCACTGGCAGGAACTCACGTCCTACATCCTGCCGCGCAACGGCCGCTACTTCCGCCAGGACCGGGACAAGGGCTGGCGCCGCCACAACAACATCTACGACAACACCGGGACGCGGGCGCTCCGCACGCTCGGCGCCGGCATGATGTCGGGCGCCACGAGCCCGGCCCGCCAGTGGTTCCGGCTCGCCACGCCCGACCCTGAACTGAACTCCTTCGACCCGGTCAAGCTGTGGCTCGATGACGTCACTAAGCGCATGCAGCGCGTGTTCCAGAAGTCGAACACCTACCGCTCGCTGCACATGATGTACGAGGAGCTCGGCACCTTCGGCACCGCAGCGTCCATCGTGCTCCCGGACTACGAGCAGGTCATCCACCACTACCCGCTCACCTGCGGCGAGTACTGCATCTCGACCGACGCGAAGGGCCGGGTCTGCACGCTTTACCGCGAGTTTGACATGACGGTGTCGCAGATCGTCAAGGAGTTCGGCCTCGAGAACTGCTCCGTCACCGTGCGGAACATGTATTCGAACGGCACCCTCGACCAGTGGGTGCCCGTGATCCACGCCATCGAGCCGCGTGCAGACCGCGACATGGGAAAGCGCGACTCGCGCAACATGCCCTACGGGTCGTGGTACTTCGAGGTCGGCGGCGAGGACGGGAAGTTCCTGCGCGAGAGCGGGTTCATGCAGTTCCCGGCGCTCGTCCCCCGCTGGGCCGTGGTCGGCGGCGACATCTACGGCCACAGCCCGGGCATGGAGGCGCTCGGCGACGTCAAGCAGCTCCAGCACGAGCAGCTCCGCAAGGCGCAGGCCATCGACTACCAGACGAAGCCGCCCCTCCAGGTGCCGGCGTCGATGAAGAACCGAGACATCGAGATGCTCCCGGGCGGGATCTCCTACTACGACGGCGCGGCCAACAACGGGATCAAGACCGCGTTCGAGGTGAACCTCAACCTCCAGTACCTCCTGAACGACATCATGGACTGCCGCGAGCGCGTGCGGGGCGCGTTCTACGCGGACCTGTTCCTGATGCTCGCCAACGCCGGCCCGAACACGCGGATGACCGCAACCGAGGTCGCAGAGCGCCACGAGGAGAAGCTCATCATGCTCGGCCCCGTGCTCGAGCGCCTGCACAACGAGCTGCTCGCCCCGCTTGTCGACACGACCTTCACCCGCATGGTGCAGGCCGGGATCGTCCCGCCTGCGCCGCAGGAATTGCAGGGAATGGACCTGAACATCGAGTTCGTGTCCATGCTGGCGCAGGCGCAGCGCGCCATCGGAACGAACGCCGTCGACCGCTTCGTCGGGAACCTCGGCGCCATCGCGCAGATGAAGCCCGACATCCTCGACAAGTTCGACCAGGACGAGTGGGCCGACGTGTATGCCGACATGCTCGGCATCGACCCGGCGCTCATCATCGCGGACAAGGACGTCGCGCTCATCCGCCAGGCGCGGGCGCAGGCGATGGCCGCGAAGGAGCAGGCGGCCGTCATGCAGCAACAGTCGCAGACGGTCAAGAACATGGCGCAGTCGCCGACAGGCGGCGCAAACGCCCTCACCGACATCACGAACATGTTCTCGGGGTATGGCTCCCCGAGCCCGGTGGAGCTCTGACGTGGGATTCCTGAAGCAGGGATTCCCGTGGATCTACGACAACGCATCGGGCGACATCGTCGGCGTCAAGGATCCTGACGGCAGCGAGACGTACTTCTCGAGGGCGCCGTACATCGGGTCGTTCTACGACGTCTCGAACCAGCCGGCGTCCGCCAACACCGAGACGCTGATGGAGTGCGACAGCGTCGACATCTCACGCGGCGTCGTGATGGTCGACAACACGAAGATCACCGCCGGACGCACGGCGACATACAACATCGCCTTCAGCGCCCAGTTCGTGAATTCAAGCAACGACGAGCGCGAGATCAGCATCTGGCTCGCCAAGCAGGGCGCCGCACTCGCCAACTCCAACACGATGGTCACCATCCTCAAGAAGCACGCCGGAGGCAATTCGTTCCTCGTCGCGGCGTGGAACTTCTTCGTCGACCTCGATCAGGGCCAGTACGCGCAGATCTACTGGTCGGTCAACGGGACCGGGGTGTCGATGGCCTACACCGGGACGCAGTCCACGCCGACCCGGCCGGCAACGCCGTCCCTGATCATCACCGTGAACGAGGTCGATGGTCAGTACCCGTAAACGACCAACGCGGGACTACATTCGCCGATGAGCACGAATTACGACCCCCTCGACCTGCGCGGGCAGGAACGCGACCGAGCCGACAAGGAGCTCAGGGAGCGCCTGGACAGGCAGAACGAGGAGGCCGACGTGAAGTGGCTCATGTCGCAGAAGCGCGGCAGGCGCATGGCCTGGCGCATTCTCGACCACGCGGGCGTGTTCCGATCTACCTTCGCGGCCAACGCCATGCAGATGGCATTCGCGGAAGGGAACCGGAACGGCGGGTTGAGGCTCCTCGGCCTCATCCACTCCGCGTGCCCCGAGCAGTACCACGTGATGATGAAGGAACACCAGGATGACGGAACCAACGATGATGGAAACAGCCGCGGCAATCACTGAAGCAGCTGCACCATCGACGGCCCCGGACAGCGTGGCGGCGACGGCCGACAAGCTCTACGGGAACACGCAGAAGGCTCCCGCGACCCAGGACCGGAAAGCCGCCGATGCGGCCCCTGCCGGAAAGGAACCTGCGCCGCCCGCCGCCGAGGAGGCCAAGGCACCCGCCGAGGCACCCAAGGCGCCGGAAGCCTACGAGTTCAAGGCGCCCGAGGGTCGAGTGTTCGACTCGGAGGTCATGGCCTCGTACTCGCAGGTGGCAAAGGAACTGAACCTGTCGCAGGAGTCCGCGCAGCGCCTTCTCGACGCAGTCGGCCCAAAGATGGCCGAGCGCCAGATGGCGATGATCGAGGCCACACGCAACGGCTGGGCCGACAACTCCAAGTCCGACCGAGAGTTCGGCGGCGAGAAGCTGTCGGAGAACCTGGGCGTTGCAAAGAAGGCGCTCGATGCGTTCGGCACCACCGAACTCCGCACGCTGCTGAACGAAACCGGACTCGGAAACCACCCGGAGCTCATCCGGTTCATGTTCCGAGCCGGCAAGGCGATCAGCGAGGACCGCATGGTCACGGGCGCGGCCACCCAGGCCAAGACCGGACCGCGCAGCTTCGCCGACCTCGCCGAGGCTCTTTACTCAAACACCTAACCCAACAAGGGAACCACAGCAATGGCAACTCTCTCCACTTCCAACCTGACCCTCGCGGACTGGGCCAAGCGCACCGATCCCGAGGGCAACGTGCCCATCATCGCCGAGCTCCTGTCGCAGTCGAACGAGATCCTCGAGGACTGCGTCTTCAAGGAGGGCAACCTCCCGACCGGCGAGCGCGTCGTGATCCGCACCGGCCTGCCCCAGGTCTACTGGCGCGCCCTCAACCAGGGCATCCCGAACAGCAAGTCGACGACCGCCCAGGTCGACGAGGCCTGCGGCATCCTCGAGGCCCGCAGCGAGGTCGACAAGGACCTCGCCATGCTGAACGGCAACACCGCGCAGTTCCGGCTGTCTGAGGACACCGCCTTCCTCGAGGCGATGAACCAGACGATGGCGAGCACGATGTTCTACGGCAACCCGGCGACCGACCCGAAGCAGTTCCTAGGGCTGGCCCCGCGCTACTCGGCGCTCACGGGTTCCAACAACAGCGTGAACATCCTCAACGGCCTCGCCGGCGGCGGCTCGTACTCGGGCACCGCGAACACCTCGGTGTACCTGGTGGTCTGGGGCGACAACACCGTCTACTGCCCCTTCCCCAAGGGCTCGACGGCTGGCCTCATGCACGAGGATCTCGGCGAGCAGACCGTCTACAACTCGGACGGCACGCGGCTCCAGGCGTACTCCACGCGCTACCAGTGGAAGAACGGCCTGGTCGTGAAGGACTGGCGCTACGTCGTGCGCATCTGCAACATCAACACGACCGACCTGCTCGCGCAGTCGAACGGCCAGGCGACCACCTCGGCCAGCAACCTCATCCGCCTCATGGCGCGTGGCCTGTACCGCATCCCGAACATGGCGATGGGCCGTGCCGCGTTCTACATGAACCGGACCGTGCACAGCGGCCTGTCGATCATGGCGCTCGACAAGAGCCAGGCGGTCGTCAAGGTGAACGAGGGCCTGTCGCAGTTCGGCACGCCGTACAGCTGGCTGTCGTTCCTCGGCGTCCCCTGCCGTCGCGTCGATTCCATCCTCAACACCGAAGCCGAAGTCAGCTGACCCGCACACTCCTGAAGGGAGACACCCACAATGATTACTGACGTCCTTCTCACCGTGTCCGGGTCCAACACCCCCGGCTCGGCCATCTCGGGCCAGGCCATCACGGCCGACGCCTACAGCACCGACACCATCGACCTCGGCACCGCTCGCGACATCGGCGAGGGCCGCCAGCTCTACATGGTGTTCACCGTCGTGACCACGTTCAACACGCTCACCAGCCTCGACCTCGAGGTGGTT